ATAATGTACAAATAACCTAAACAAAAAAAAGCCTATGATTATAAACCTTTGGACACCTCTGATTCTTAACCGTCTAACACTGAATCAGTTTGTCTACTTAGATTTTAGACACAAGGGAATAATACCTCCACCTGATCTAATCGATAGTCCTAACGTTGACAAAGCGTTAATACTAAAAGGATTGATGACAGATAAAGGTGTTATTACTCCAGCTGGTATTGATATAATAGCTGACTTCTATGCTCAGATTGAGCCAAAGAAGAAAGTTCATATCACAAGCCAGATGAAACACCCACAGATAGAAGATCTGTTGCTTGATTATCGAGACTGCTTTCCAAAAGGTGCAGTATCAGGAAGAATACTAAGAACTAGTACAACTGATTTAAAGAAACGTTTTAATGACTTCTTTAAGAAGTATCCTGACTATACCTGGACTGAAGTACTCGACGCTACTGAGATGTATGCAAATACGTTTAAGAATGGTCCTCATGGATACACTTATATGAAGAACTCAACATACTTTATTATGAAAGACGGAGTCTCTGAACTAGCTTCTACTATCGAAAGTCTTCGTGACACAGATGGTGTTCCAGTATCTTCTGGATATGTTCATGACTAGTTGTTTTTCTAATAACTTTTTAGTATTTTTATCTTCCTATGAGCACACAAATAACAGACATTTTAGATGATGTAGTACCTTTATCGGTAATAAACCAGAAGGGTATTGACTACATTGAAAAGCGCAGAACAGGACAGATTAAATCCGTTATGTCACCATGGCCTAGTATCAACGAAGTAACTATGGGTGGCTTTGAATGGGGAACAATCTCAGTTATTGCTGCAAGATCAGGAGGTGGTAAGACTACCTTCATGCTTGAGTTAACCCGCAATGTTCATGATCTAAACTCATCACAAGATTTCTTAGTGCTGGACTTCCAGTTTGAGATGACTGATGAGAAGATTGCATTAAGAGAGTATAGTCAAAAGACGGGACTATCAGTAAAAGATTTAGCTAGTGCATCAAAGCAGTTAGCTAGTACAGTAGTTGATTATCTGAAAGGATATCTTGATTACAAGAAAGAGAAGTCACCAAACGACAAGATCTTTGTCATTACAAAGCGATGTACAGTAGCTAACATTAGAGCATACATACTAGCAATGTGGGCAAAGTATCGTAAGCCAATGATGATTACTATTGACCATAGTTACTTAGTAATGATGGGTACAGAGAAAAGTGAGTTAGCAATGTTGCATAACCTTGGTGTTATGATGACTGAGCTTAAGAAGGCAATCCCTTGTTTATTTATTGTATTGAATCAGATGAACAGAGATATCGAGAGTAATGAAAGACGTACACCGGGTAAAGCTGGTAACTATCCAAATACTTCAGATATCTATGGTGGTGATGCATTGTATAACCATGCTGACTTAATGATTGCTCTTGATAGACCATTTGAGAAGAACTTGCTTATCTACGGTCCTCTAAAGTATAAAGTAGAGAAAGACCATGTTGCAGCTCATATACTAAAAGCTCGAGATGGTAAATCAGATTCAGTATTGTTCTTTAGAGCAGACTTTGGAGCAAACAAGTTTGTTGAATGCCCAGAACCTGACAGAGAAGATCAAACAATAACAACAAGAAAAAGAGTAGTAAATCCTTAATAATGTTTAATATGTTCAATAAATTAGCTGGTGACTTTACGATCTTACGATCAGTCCCAAAAGCAGTGCCTGAACCAGTAGCTGAGCTAGGGCCGAATGTAATTAGTAAGACTAACATGACTGCAGAAGAAAAGAAACAACTGTATGTTAAGTTAACTCAGTATCATAAAGATGCTTTATTAGACCATGGGTATCCAATGGCAAAGGTAGAGTTTAAAACTATCTGGCATGATGCTGCAACAAACCAAGATTCTGTTAACCTATATGGTAATCAGTTTAGACGTAACTTCTTCTTTGAGATCTTGAAATCTTCAGATGATAAGAAAGGTTATATGACACAAGATGAACGTGTTCTATTTACAGTTAATCCTAACTGTGTATATCATGAAGAGTATCCATTAGCAAACGTTAATGCAAATACTCTTGCAGATCTACCTGAGAATAGACTATATAGTGTTCCTTTGACTGATCTTATTCCTGTTGGTGTGAACGGTCAATATATAAAGAAAGTACAGTTAGGAACTCAACTAGAGAAAGAGAAACAAAGACAAGCAGCTGCGCAAGCCCCAATACAAGATGAGCCAGTTATTAAAGACTCTTTTGAACTAGAGTTTGAGCAGTTATCTGCAAATGATTTTAAAGCAGAAGATCAGCACTATAATAATCTTAGTGTTCTCGATCTGCTTGCTATCATTCAGTGTGAGCCTATTAGCTCAAAAGAGTATCTTAATCAAGCAATAAACAAAATAAATAAACAACGTAAATAATGGAAGAGATTAAGTTACCTACAGATAAAGTAAAAGCGGAAGTAAAGAATCCAAAGAATCTTATTATATTCGCAAAGCCAAAAGTTGGCAAGACTGAGTTACTAGCTGGACTACCAGAATGTCTAATCTTAGACCTTGAAAGTGGTACTGACTATGTTGATGCATTAAAGATCAAGGCAACATCCGTTAGAGACATAAAAGCCATCGGTGAGCAGATCTTAAAAGCAAATAAACCGTATAAGTATATTGCAGTAGATACAATCACTGCCCTTGAAGACATCTGTTTACCTTTTGCAGAAGAGTTATACAGTAAGACATCAATGGGTAAGAACTGGTTGTCAGAAGGTAAGCCTAAGTATACAAGCTTATTAAACTTACCTAATGGTGCTGGTTATCCGTGGTTGAGAGAGGCGTTTACAAAAGTTATTGATTACATCAAGACTCTTGCACCTCACATTATTTTAGTTGGGCACGTTAAAGATACGATGCTAGAGAAGAACGGAGCAGAAGTAAACGTTCTTGATCTTGATTTAACAGGTAAGTTGAAACGAATCAGTACATCTAACTCAGATGCTATTGGTTATCTGTATCGCAAAGGCAAGCAAAACTTCCTAAGCTTTAAAACTACAGATGAAATCTCATGTGGGGCAAGACCTACTCACTTAAGAGATAAAGAGTTTATGGTATCAGAAATGACTGATAAAGGTCTGGTTACATATTGGGACCAAGTATTTATTTAATGTAAACAGTAATATAAAAAAACAAAAACAATCATGATTAGTACAAAAGATTTCGCAGCAGTAGAAGAAAGAGCAACAGCAAAAACTAGCCCAATCATTGGACCAGGAACCACAGAAGCACGCATTCAGAATGTTCAGTTACTTAAGAACCGTAGTTATGACACAGATGGCTCGGTTAGTTTAGTGTTAAACTTAGAAACTGCACCAGTAACAGATCCAAACTTCCAAGGTTTCTTTATCAATCCAAGTGATCCGACAAGTCCTCGTCACTTAGGTCAGATTGGTCGTGTTAAGTACAAGGCTTATCCAATGAAAGATAGTACTGTTACTCGTAACATGCCAGATGGTACAACAAAGACTATCAACAACAAGCGTGACAATGAGTATTTACAAGCAGTAATCAACTTAGCAAATACATTAGGTGCGCCAGTTAGAGAAGCAGTTGATAACATTGCAGCTTCAACTATCTTTGATCACGTTGATGCAGTTTCTCGTATCTTTGCTAACCGTTCAATGGTGTTTACTATTGCAGCAAGCGGTTATAAAAATGCAAAAGGTTATACAGCTTATGACTTGTATTTACCTTATGACAAGACAGGAAAGAAAGCTTATGTGTTAAAGGGTAACGAAGCTGATCTTATTACTTTTGACAAAGCACTACATGTTAGTGAGCCAAAAGAAGATAAGCCAGTTGCAGGTTTCGAACCAAACAACGATTTCAGCTTATAATATTAGTGGTTAGGTGATGTAAGAAAGGGTAGGGATAATGTCTCTGCCCTTCTTTTTTCTCCTTTAATGACACACGGTTATGCTTAGTACAAAAAATCTAATATCAGATGTCAGACTGGTTCCATCAACATGGATCTTTGAGCACTATTGTAAGCTCACAGATAAACTTGTTGGGCAAGATCTTAAAGTAAAGAGTCTCTTTAATCCAAAGGAACGTACACCAAGTATGTGTATATACTTTGACCAGAAGAAAACGCTTTATCGATTTAAGGACTTCTCAACAGACAAAGGTGGTAATGCAGTTGACTTAGTAAAACATTTGTATCAGTGTAGCTTTGGACAGGCAGCAGCAACTATTATTGAAGACTATAACGAGTTTATACTACACAATAACGGTGGCTTTGATGTTCAAGAATTTAAAAGCTATAGTAAGTATCGGGTCAAGGATACGTTTGTGAGGCCATGGACAACAGCAGACCAGTATTACTGGACTAAGTTCAACATCGGATCCAGATTACTTGACGGACATAATGTTAAGCCCTTACAATCTTACACTATGTTTAAAGATGAAGACGGTAAACCAAAGGAGCTTGAGATATCAGGCAAACATATCTATGGTTACTTTACAGCAGCAGGTGATGTCTATAAGATATATCAACCAACTGTAAAAGATAAGAAGTTTATTAAAGTAGCGAACTATATCCAAGGTTCAGAACAACTAAAAGGTCATGACTATCTAGTTATTGCATCAAGTCTTAAAGATCTAATGGCACTTAAATCACTCAAACTTAGTATTGATGTGGTTGCCCCAGATTCAGAGAATACAATGATCAAACAAGAAGTCATTGAAGAGTATAGCAGAAGATATAAAAAGATTATTACTATCTTTGACAATGATGATGCTGGAATCCGGGCAATGAAAAAGTATGAAGAGCATTATGGTATCCCTTATGTACATTTAAAGATGAGTAAGGATCTAGCAGATGCTGTAAAAGACTTTGGGCCTAGGGAAGTAATGATCAATCTTGTTCCTTTAATAACTAAACATATTACTAATGACTCAGACGACTTGGATGTACAAGCGTAAAGCTATCACTTCTCTTGATAAGCTTCCTAATTACCACGAACTTGAAGGATTTGTCTATAAGATAACTAATCTGTCAACAGGTCAAATCTATATAGGTAAGAAGTCTTTGTATCACACAAAGAAGAAAAAGATCTCAGCTCGTGCAAAAGCAGAAACAAAAACAAGAAAGACATTCGAGTACATAAAGAAAGAGTCGGACTGGTTAAAGTATTATGGTTCAAGCAAAGAACTATCAGCAGATGTTAAGTTACTTGGAGTTGAGCAGTTCTCAAGAGAGATCTTAGAGTTATGCAAGACAAAAAAGTACTTAACCTATGCTGAGTTTGCTTGGCAAGTTAAGCTTGACGTATTAAGAACTAATTCATATAACGGTAACATACTAAGTAAACAAAAAGATTATGCCGCAGTTACATGAAACAATGATGGGACAAAAGTTGATATCAACAAACATCCCAGGCATTCACCACGAGTTAAAGCGTATTGCAGATTTACTTGAGACTCTTGTTGTAATGCAAGGTCACTCACAAAAAGCAAAAGATAATAGAGGTATTACATTATTAAAACCAGGTTCATATGTTGTCACTATATATGGTGATGTATGGAATCTTGATAGAGATAGATGGAACTCGAATATCTGGAGAGGAGTATTAGAGACAGCAGTAACAACAAAGAAAGTTGGTACTAATGTTAAAGCAGCCACAAAGCGTGATGCATTATTAATGATAGAAGAAAAATATAAGTAAGATGGAAGACCCAATTATTGAAGCTGTTATAGAACAGATGAAGGAAGACTTTACAATGCAAGATGTAACAGCAATCTATGAGTTACTGGAGTTCTTACCAAAGAAAAACTTATTAGGTTATCTACCAGAAGAAGTAGCAGACTCGCTTATAAAACAAGAAAAACAATGAAAGACAAATATGTAGTAATACTAAACTTTGAAACACGCACTATTGATATCTTAAGTTTAGATAATCTTCCACAAGATGGAGATGTAGAGTTATTCATCGAAGATACTCTTGATTACAGTCTTAGTAACTGTGAATGGATGGTTACAAATGATATTACACCAAAGCACTTAAACTTTAATAAAGTTCATGGTACAAACTAAAAGAACAGAAGAAGCTTGTTTAGATTTACTAGGCTTCTTAGAGAGAATCGAATCAACAACACAGGATAAAACTACTGCTGCTGAGATTCGTAATTACTTATACCAACAAGGGTATTGGTCAAGAGACACTGAAACAGACCACAGCAATGAAACATCTGGTATATAACGCAGTACGCTGTAAAGCATGCAAGAAGAAGTTGGTGTCAACAAATACACACGACTACAAAGTATGTGGATGTCCTCAACAAACTATGGTTGACGGAGGTCTTAGCTACGAAAGATATGGGGGACTTGATCTTGATATGGTCGAGTCCCTTCATGTTTATGACGATGCTCCAATAACAACTATCAGAAAGTTATTTAGATGGGGTACACGTGGTAAAGATGGTAGTAAGAAACTAAAGTTTGTCAAACTAAAAAACATAACAGATGATCACCTACTAGCTTTACTTGAGTATAACTGCTCAGATTGGATTAAAACAATATTTCAAAGTGAATACAACTACAGAACAGATTATGGAAAGCGAACACTTAATGGATAGTTTCTACGGACAACCGTTTAACTTTAGTTACAGCAGTCTTAGCAGATTGCTATGGAATCCTAAGTCTTTTAAAGACGTATATATTGATGGTAATAGAGAAGAGATTATTGCGGACCACTTAATAAAAGGTAAGCTTATACATAATCTTATTTTGGAACCGGATACATTACAGAAGAACTATATCGTAATGCCAACTGATTTGCCAACAGCAAAGACAAAGACAGTAATCGATAGAGTATATGCTCACAAAGAGCAATTAATTGATGACTCAAGAGAAGAGTTAGAAGATTTTAGTGGTGCTATCCTTGATGTTATGAAAGACATGGGTTACTTCCAAAACTTAAAGACAGATAATCAGCGTATTGAAAAGATTGTAACGCTTGATAACTTAGTTTACTGGTCCTTCTTAAAGATGAAGAAAGGTAAAGACTTAATCGATCAAGAGACTCTTACATTCTGCACTCAAGCAGTTGAGACTATTAAGTCACACCCAGAAGTATGCGAGCTGCTAGGCTTACATTTAGACAGTATGTCTGGTAATATTGAGACTATAAACGAGAAGATGTTCTTTGTACCTAATTATAAAGACTATCCGTTTGGTCTAAAAGGTATTATTGACAATCTTAAGATTGATCATGACCAAAAGAAGATCTTTATAAACGACTTAAAGACTACTTCAAAAGATCTAATAAACTTTGATGGTTCTATTGAACACTACTCTTACTGGATGCAAGCAGCCATGTACTATGAGTTAGTATCAGTAAACTTTAAAGACTTACTAGATTCAGGTTATACTATTGAGTTTAACTTTGTCGCTATTGATAGAAACTACTGCACATACGCATTTGGCGTATCTGACTCAAGTCTCAATGCATGGCGTGAGCGTTTAGGAGAAACACTTGACAAAGCAGAATGGCATTACAAAGAAAGAAACTATTATCTTCCTTATGAACTTGCCAGTAAAAAAGTATATTTGTAGTACAAAACCAAAACGCAGATGACAAAGTATATCCTACGCTCAGTCTATGACAAGTACTTTCAGAAGTCAAAGACTTTCTTATTACCTTATGTCCTTCCAGATCGCAAGAAGATTGCACAACCAGAGAACGTTTACGTTGCTTGGAAAGGAAGATACACTGTAAAAAAGAAAAGACTTATTGTTGTATACAAGGCAGGGGATAAATCAGCTGCATTCAAGAAGGCGGAGGCTGCTATGGTAGCTTCCCCTTTGTTTGAATCAAGAGAAGTATCTCCTGATAAGAAGCAAATCATCTTTATCTTTAACTTTACAAAGAGAGCAAAAGACTGGAATAACTTTCTTGAAGGTAAGTACTCCAAGCTTAGTGACCATCTCAAACTTGCAATCTTACATTACTACAGTGAAGGTACATCAGAGTTCTTGTACATACACTCATACTTGTATCCGGATGCATACTTTGAAGACTATGCCCATCATCTTGATGTTAGTGTTAAACTACTAGCTGAAGTAGGTGAGTTATGTGATAAGTATAATCCAGATAAAGAAACTTATAGTTTAGTTACTGAAGATTTGGAGATCTTAGAAAAAGCAGTTTAATTTGTAAAAAACCAACCAACCTTATGCCAAACAATATGTTTATCATCTCTTCTAAATGGGGAGAACTTGATAGTTTTCGTTTGATACCTATCAACACAGACTGTCCTTTTGCTGAGTGCATCTATGATCCATCTCAAGGTATTTTAGCTGTTATCTCAAAAGAAAAGAGACAAAAGTATCACTTCTTACCTCGTCTTGATGACCGTGGAAAGATTATTCCAGTAAAAAGAAAAGCAGGTGATCCTGAAGAGTTTACTCCTTTTGCTGAAGAGAGACGTTTAATGGAAACATCTTATGAGTATTATATCGATAATGCAGATGAGATATTAGACTTTATTGACTTAATGCGTAGTAAAGATCAACCGGTAACTATTGATTACAAAGGTATGATTAAGAAAGATAAGTAGTTTAAGTTGCTAATTGCACTAATGGGAGAGGTAATGCTTCTCCCATTTTTTATGCACACAAAGACGGGGGGACAGCTTAACTGAACGTTGCATATGAAAACTAAAGCCCACTGGGTGATGGACTACGAGACAATCTGTAATTGTTTCATGGCAGTCTTTATTCACTACAAAAATGATAAGGTACGTAAGTACTTTGTTGTATCAGAGTTTAGAGATGACTTTGATGCGTTTGTTGAGTTTTTAAAACAAAACGTTAAACAAAAAGAATATCATATCTCATATAACGGTCTTGGCTTTGATAGTCAGATCACTCAGTACATTCTTGACAATCACCAGAACTGGAAAGGTCACTCACCTTTAGTTATTGCTCGTATCATTTATGGTTACGCACAGTCTGTAATTAATAAGCAGATCTCAAAAGAGATGCTTGATTATGCTCCATACAAACTTGACATAAAACAAATAGATGTCTTTAAGCTTAATCACTGGGATAACCCAGCAAAGATGAGCAGTCTTAAGTGGATTCAATATAGTATGGATTGGCAAAGTGTACTTGAGATGCCTCATGAACATAACCAACCTATTGATTCCGAAGAGACACAGAGAATGGTTCTTGAGTATTGTGTTAATGATGTTGAGAGTACACGTAATATCATGGACCTAAGTAAAGAACAGATCAACTTACGGCTTACATTAAGTAAGGAGTATGGTATTGATTTACTATCTGCTTCTGAGCCACGTATATCCAAAGAGTTGTTTGCTTATTTCTTAACTCAAAAGTTAGGTATAGACAAACGTGATCTAAAGAAACTAAGAACTCCAAGACAATCTATTATACTTGAAGACTGTATCTTACCTTATATACACTTTAAAACA